AGGTCGGACTCGGCAAACCCGCAGGCGCGCAGGAGTGGCCCCCATGCGGGCGCGGTCCCGGCGGTGCCGCTGCCCTGCAGCTCGACCGTGGCCTCGATGGCCACGTGCTTGGTGCCGACCAGCTCCTCGCTGCCGCCCATGAACGAGCGGATCAGGTCGCGGCCGACGTTGGCATAGGTGTGCGTGATGGTCACGTCGGACACCAGCATGGCGTTGGCCGCGCCGGTGGGGACGATGTCCACGCCATAGGCCGTTTCGACCTTGGCCAGAAGGGTGGTATTGCGCAGGTAACGGCTCATTGTGCATTCCTCTCGGTGGTGTGTTCAACGCGGATCAGCTCGCCCGTCTCAGGGTCCTGGACGTAACGGCCGCCGGCAGCAGGCGAGGGCGGCACGGGCCGGGCCTCGGTGATTTCTTCGATTGCGTCGGCCGCTACGGGCACGGCCTCGGGCAGCTTTTTCGCGGCCATGTCAATACCTCTCGGAAATGGTGTATTCGAGCGTTCGGCTCGCCCGGACCAGCCAGCGGCCATACTCGTCGCGGACCAGACCCGGCGTTCCGTCGTCCATGGGGCGGCAAGCGCCCACGCCGGCGATGCTGAGCAGGTTGCCAATGAGCACCGTGCTTGCAGCATCCAGCACGCTGGCGGCACTGGTGGCGCCGTCGGCGAGCACATGGGCGATCAGCTCGACCTGGTAGCGCACGTCATAGCTGCATCCGCTGATCTCCTCCCGGGTCACGCCCGCCGGCCGGATGCCCAGCGAGGGCACACCCACACAGGCGGGCCGGTACCCGGATTCGGGAGCCAGGTAGCAATCGGAGGTCGCCGCCAGCGGGTCGATACCCTGCACCGCCGTCTTGATGGCGTTCAGCAGGGAATCCCCGGTCGCCGTATTGGCGGTCGATGCCGCCGGCACGCTCAGTCGCAGGTCCAGGTAGTAGGTCAACAGCGTGTCGGTGACTTCGGTAATGCGTGCCTCGGCCAGCACAGCCGGCAGGCACCGGCCGTTGATGGTCGGTGACCAAGCGTCCACGGCCGCGCCCACGGCTTCGATCAACTCCAGCGCGTGCTGGTTGCCCTCGCTGGCGTCCATCACCGGGGCGTAGAGATTGATGCCCCAACTCAGCACCTGGTCGAGCGCGGCGTTGTCCGCCTCTCCCGCCCCGGCAAAATAATGCACGGCGGCCGGCACGTACTGCGGCGCCAGCTTGGCCGAGCTGTGCTCCACCAGCTGGAACCCGTCCACGCCCTCAAGCATGGATTGAACATCGGTGGCGATGGCTTGCAAATCAGTCAAGGTGACGCCTCTGCAGGGTCATGAGCGACCCGCCCTCGCCATCCGGGTCGATGGCAAGGACGGTGTAATCAACGCCGTTGATCGTCATGAGGTCGCCGCACGGCCCGGGTACGATGTCCAGGGCCTCCACGTCGGCGGTGAGCGCCTCGGCGGTGGGTTGCTGCACGAGCACTTCCTCCATGCCGGTCCATCGCATACTGCCGGCCGGTGAGTACAGGACGGTGAGGCTGCCGCCGTTGATGGCGGCAAGCTCGCCGAAATCTGCCAGTGCTGCGCGCAGCACCTCGGTACGGTCGATCATGGGTCAGGCGTTCAGCCTGACCTGCACGGTCGGCGTGACGGCCAACTCATGCGTGTAGGCAATGCCGCACGGGATGTTGCCCAGCGCGGTTTTATTGATGTTGCCGTCAGTCGCGTCCCAGTACAACTGGTCGCCCTGGGTGATGGCGAGGGCGTCGTCTTTGGGCAAAATCCAGACCTCGGAGATGGCCAGCTCGCCGGTTGAACCGTTTGGGATGTCGCCGAGCGCGATGCCGATCATGGCCGCGAAGGCGACCACGTCGCCGGAGTCGATATCAACCCCGGTTCCGTTGGTGTAGGGCATGGTGCCCCCGGATGCTACGTGTCCGATTGCCATGTCTCACCTCACAGGTTCAGAATGACCTGCACCTCGGTGGCGGCCTCTGCCGCAGAGGCATAGGCTTTGCCGCAGGGCACGTTGGTGTTGGTTTTGTCGCACTCGTCATTGACGGTGTCCCAATAGAGCTGGTCGCCCTGGGCGATGGCCACGGTGTCGTCTTTGGGCAGGGTCCAGACCTCGGAAATGGCCACGGTTCCGGTTTCTCCCGGGTCAATAGTTCCGGTGGTGATGCCGATCATGGCGCCGAATTCGATTACGGTGTTTGCGGCGATAGCAGTGCCGCCGGTGTTGGTGTAGGGAATGACGCCCCCGGGTGCTACGTGTCCGATTGCCATGGTGTATACCTCTCGTGTGTATGGTGGTCCCGGACCGGTCAGCGCCGGCCCGGGAGATTATTTGTCAGTTGATCAGGCGCCGGCGTTGTACTGAGCGCCGACCCAATCGACCACGCCCGCGCCGAAGTCATGCCTGACTTTCACGCCGAGGCTGTCGCTCGCAAAGTCGACCTCGTCGTCGATAAACGGCGCCTGGTCGCCCATCAGCCAGGCCACTTCGACCACCGGGTACTGGTTCGGCGAGGCGAACACGTACCAGGCGTTGGTGTCGGCAATGAGCGCGTCACTGATCGGGGTCAGCTTTCCGGCCCACGGGTTGTACACGCCGGAACTCATGGTAGCGTTCGGCAGTGCCGCAGACCGCAGGATCACCTCGGCGGTGGTCTCCAGTTCCGGGCCGGTGAGCAGGAACGCGGGCCGCACGTCCAGGACCTCGCCAGCCATGCCGACCTGGCGGCGCATGGCGGCCCTGGCGATGGCCAGGTTGTCGGCGCTCAGGGCAGCGGCGCCGAGCAGGTTGTTGTGCTCGGCGCTGAACAGCGCGTTGCCGTCGCTCATGTTACCGTTTGCCGTAATCAGACCGTAGACGGTCGAGTTCTCGAACCGGCGGGCAGCGGCGCCAAACATCTGGGCGATGCGGTTGAATCCGCCCAGGTCGTCGTTGATGATCATCTGCCGGGTGAGGCGGATGATGCGGCCGCGGGTGGCGACCGCGTAGCCCTCGGCCGACTCGGACAGGTCCGCGGTGCGGTACTCGCCGTTTTCGTTCAGTGCGAGCAGGTCGGGGCTGCCGGACAGTTTGATGGCGTGCTTGGTTTTGAAATCGGTGGCATCGCTGACAGCGACCAGCGGCCGCCAGGTGGCCGGGGCCTCGTTGTAGGCGGCGATCAGCGATTTATTGACCAGCCCGCTGAGCAGGTTGGGAAAATCGCTGGTCGATGCCGGCGCCAGGGCACGACTGGCCAGGGTGCGCGGGTCCATGCCGCGGGTGCGGACACCGGACAGCTCCAGCGACTCCCGGACAATGTCCAACAGTCGCATGCCGCGGAAATCGCGGGCACCGTCGGCCGGCTTGTCGAGCTGGTGGCCGCAGCGCATGAGCATGCCATCCAGGGCGGCCGAGCGGAACTTGTCGCGGCTCTCGGCACCGACCTGAGCACGGCCAGCACCGGACCCGATGGGCAGGGAGTTGGCCTTGAGATGGTCGAGCGCAGCCTTGCGGGCGCTGTCCACGGTGGCACCAGAGGCGATCAGGGCGCGCACCTGCTCCGGCTCCATGCCGGCCACGGTGCAGACTTCCTCGATCTCGGCGGCCCGCTGGCGGTCAGCGGCCAGGGCGGCGGCGATCTGCGCGGCCACGTCGACCGGAGGCGCTGCCGGGGCGGAACGCTGCGGCTCAGGCTTGGGGTCAGCATCGGCTCGCTCCTGCCCGTTGTAGGCCACACCATCAGCAGCCAGCTGCTTGTGATACTCCCACGCGTCTGCTTCGGTTGCGTCGGCGCGGAGCCCGTTGGCCTCAAGAAATGCTCGTAATTTGGGATGCATTGCTACCTCTCCCGTTGTGGTTGCCGGCTATCGCCGGTTTGGGGTTGCCAATCGGCCGCGCTGGCCGGTACACAGGCTGCGCACCTTTGCAAGCGCGTCCGCGCCGATAGGCGTTGCTGAAAACTCCTTCAAACTCCATTTGTGGCTCACCTTGAGCGGGCCGTCGAAGATGCGGCCACGGATCGCGGCCTGCTCGCCCTCGGGAATCCACACGGCCCGATCCACCCGGTAGCCCACGGACCCGTCTGTCAGGTGGCCATCGCGGACGAGCTGCAGCACGCGCTGGGCACGCTCATCGCTTGCGAAGCGGACAAGGCCGTCTACAGCTGCATATCCGCCAGCCTCGGCCGTCTTGATGTCGGTGACGCTGCCGAGGATGTCGTCCACGGAATAGCGTGAGTGGCTGTCCAAGAGCGGCACCTGCTTGGTTTCCGGCAGCACCAGTCCATCCATGAGCAGGACCTCGGAAACGAAATCAAACCGCTCCCAGTCAAAGACCGTGGCCGGAGCTTCGGTGGCGAGAATCCAGCGCAGGCCGGCGTCGTCCTCACCCGAGGAGGCAAGGGGGGCAGGCGGAACGACGGCAGCGCGCAGGCTCAGACCCGGGCTGATACCCGCCCGGGCGAAAATATCGGTGATCTCGGAACGGCGATTCATTCGTTGCCCTCAGGGGTCGGGGTCGGCTGGTTGATGACGGCGAGCAGGCGCGCGTTTTCGGCGCGAAGGCGGTACAGCTCGCCCAACTTGCGCTCTTCTTCCTCGCTCTCGGCAAGCAGCTCGTCAAAGTCATTGCCTTGCTGGGCGGCCTCGCGGCGGCGAGTTGAGAGCACCTGCTCAATCTTGATTTTCGAGGCTTGGCCGTCTTT